AGGCCCACTCTCATACCGAAGCAGGTCCTCATCCTGAGCCTCAGCCACAGGACGACATCCTCCCTGATCAAGCCATCGACCTGGCGGATGACCCCCTCCTGGAGGTGGGATCGTCTTCGATTGATTTCCTATTTGAGGATCCACCTCCTCCTGATACAACGTATATCATCATTCCGCAGCTGGACGATCCCCCTGAGGAGCCCCCCGAGCCCGGTCTGCCCCTTGTCCTCACATTTCAAATAGACGATACTCCTCCTGCACCATTGCCGCCCCCTTCGTCTCCTACAAAGCAAGGGAAGGTGACCCGTCACCGACTGTCCCGCGATTGGCTACAGATTAGGGTATCCCGCTAATGGAACGCGCCCGGAAGAGGAACATCGTTGTATCCCTTACCTCTGTGCATCGCCCTAGGGGTGGTGGCCGCAGCGTCCCCTCTATGGGGCGAAAAGACAGGAGGCGTACCAACAGACGGGTTATAGGCGGCAGCGGCAGTGCGTGGGTACTCTCATCTGGGGGTACACAGGCAAATCTCGACATAGACTTCGTCAACGATCGTGCTTGGAATGGCTCTATCGTCTCCATTCCATCTCTCCTGACCTGTACCCGTGCCTCGATCGGCTATTACACCAAGGCCGACGGGACGCTGCAGTCATTCAGCAACAACGTTCTGCGCTACGGCACGAATGGGCTGTTGGTCGAAGAGGCACGAACCAATCTCTGCATACGATCACAAACACTAGACCACGCCGATTGGACTAAAGCTGGAACTACCGTCACCGCGGATCAAATTGCAGCACCAGACGGGACGACGACCGCCGACCAGATCTTTGAAACAGCCGGTGGTGGGAATATTAGACATATTATAGCTCGGCAGAGTGCCGTCATCGCCAGCAGTACGAATACCTATTCAATTTACGTAAAAAAAGGCACACGAAGATATGTGCAGTTGTTGATTGTATCAACTCATGGCTTCGATTGCTACTTTGATTTCGATACGGGAACAATCACCGACACTAATGTGGTTGGCAGCGGCGCCTTAACGTCTTCGAGCGTTGAGACGTTAGCGAACGGCTGGTTCCGACTAATACTGACGGGGGTCTGCAGCAGCGACACCACTCCGTTCCTTCATATTGCACTGTCAGATCGGCCTGATAACACAACAGGGGTGTTTCAGAACAACTCTCCCGCCTATGCTGGGAGCATATCGGAATATGTCTATGCATGGGGAGCCCAGGTCGAGGCAGGCGCCTTTGCCACTTCCTACATCCCAACCACAGCATCAACTGCGACGCGGGCGGCGGATGCTGTATCCATGACTGTGGCTTCTATCTCTGGCTTCTCAGCAACCGCTGGCACAGCCTACGAACAAGCAACGTCGATTAATTTATCTAATAACGGGGGAGTTTGGACGTTCGATAATGGCACCAGCGACGAACGTTTACAGCGTTGGAGATTTGGCACCAGCTCGGTTAAGACGGTGTCCGATGGGGGCGTAAATATCTTGAATGACACGGGCGGCACGTTGGCCAATGGCGCTACATACAAACACGCTTGGGCATTTGCTAGTGGCGACTTCGCCTGGTCTCTGGATGGTGGCGTAGTCGGCACGTCTGTAGCTGTCGGATTTCCAACCGTAACAACTTTGCGTTTTGGTGTGGACTCTGTGGGCAGTACCATATGGAACAGCTATATCAAGCGCTTTGCTTATTGGAATACCCGCCTTAACAATGCCGCACTTCAGGCACTCACAACATGATAGATCACATCCTTCAATTCACCAATGAAGCTGCAGCCCTGACAGCGCTCGGCCCCCTCGGCTTCGCATCTCAAGGGCGTTGGGACACATCTCGGGTCATCTCAAACCAGGGCATCATCTCAACCGAAGCAGTGTGGGTCAAGATGACCGGCTTCTGGGTAATGATCGCCCTCCCCAATGTCTCAGCTGCTCTCAAGGCCTTGCCAGCACTGAGCCAAATCCGCGACCGCTTGAAGGCTGAAAGAGCTGAGACTTACATCAGCGATGACAAAGGCGTCATTGCCAGCTCTCGCCTGGCCCCAGTGTTCGCAGGTAGTAGGTACTAATGGAACGCACCGAGAAAGAAGAACTCCTCATCCTGGCTAGGGCCCTTGCTGACAGGCGCAAGGATGACCCCCTCTATACCTACAACCTCCACGAGAAGCAGAAGGCCTTCACCGACAGCGTTCTCCACATGCATAAGAGGGAGAACTGGTTCATCGCGGCCAATCGATCTGGCAAGACTGACGCTGGAGCCTATTGTGGCGCCACCCTGGCACGCTTTGGAGCAGCTAGAGGGAAAGTCCAGCCCGGCAATGTGCAGGTTAATGACAGGGCCACATCTGGATGGGTATCCAGCCTCGACTTCCCCACATCCAGGGACGTGATCCAACCCAAATACTTCGACAACGGATTTGCACCCCCTGGCCAGCGCAACGCTCCCTTCATACCTGACCATGAGATTGAACAGTGGCGCCCTGATGACCAGATCCTGAAGCTGAAGAACGGAAGCCTGATTGGCTTCAAATCAGCGGACTCTGGTCGTCGAAAGTATCAGGGCGCTGAGAAAGACTGGTTCCATATGGATGAGGAGCATCCCTTCGAGCTCTATGAAGAGGCCGTCATACGCGTGGGCGCTAAACCACTCCTGTTCTTCTGTACGGCAACGATCCTACCGCCCGAGGGTAAACAGACGCAGGCATCCTGGGTCTTCGGCAAGATCATCCAGCCCTTCAAGGCGGGCACTCTCACCCATGCCAATGTGTTTGGAGCATCCATCTACGATAACCCTGGCATCGACAGAACGGAGATCGCCCGCCTCGAGAGCGTGTATCCCGCTGGTTCCACAAGCCGACGTATCCGCCTGGAAGGCGAGTGGCTGCCAGGTATTGGTGGCAGCCGTGCATATGTGGGGTTCGATCGCCAGCTGCATGTCGCCGCCCAGCCAGAGATCAGTCCATACCGCCCTATCTGTTGGATGTGGGACTTCAATGTCGAGCCAATGGTCTCCCTCGTTGGTCAAATAGACGGCGCCACATACCGCATCTATAAGGAACTGGTCCTCGATGAGGCCTCCATCCCTGAGATGTGTACCCTCTTCTACGAGCACTTCAACAAACATAGGGGGGAGATCATGATCTACGGGGATGCATCTGCCAATAGGCGCACTGGCCAGACAGGCAAAACCGACTACTTCATCGTCCTACAGGAACTCAGGGGGTTCCGCCTCAATGCTCGCCTCAAAATCCCGCCTGACAACCCCAAAGTCCCTGACCGGGTCAACGCAGTTAATCGCATCTGCAAGGACGAGGTGGGCAGAGTTCGCCTCCAAATAGACCCTACCTGCATCGAACTAATCGCTGACCTTGAGGGCGTCTTGCGCGATGGGCGTGGCGGGATATATAAGACTCACAATCGCAAGGACCCTTACTTCAGGCGGACGCACACATCAGATGCCTTGGGCTATTGGCTCTCTATGGAGGAGCCTGTAACTCCTCCATCTGATCACGTCCGCCGCTCTGTGCAACTGGCAACCCCTGGCTATGCTTTCGGTCACAACAGATAAGCTCCTAAACGTCACTGCCGATGAGCGCCCTGGGAAGAAAGAGCGCTTCGGTGGCCACCAGGTCAGCCGTCACTGCTACTCTTGTGGCTTCGCTATGGGCTCTGATGTTGAAAATCTCATCGGAGTGCACGTAGCTTGTGTCTACCGTGCCAATCAGCGCACCTCCGCAACGAGAATTCCGGCCCCAAGCTATGCCACAAAGCGCTAACTGGTCAGTAAATAGCCCTCAGAGCCCAGGATCATCAGCCGGAAGGGCTCGAGATATACCTCTCTCGACTGATCCTCAGTCCATGACGGTCATTCAGGCCATTCAGCGCTTCAGAATTGAGGCTGAAGACGCCAAAACTGACAGATTACGCAAAAATAAGCGAAATCTCGACGCTTATCTCGGCCGTCAGGACTGGTCTCACAAGCAAGAGGGCCAAAGTACTGAATTTATCCCAAAAGTGCCCACTTCTGTCGAGCAAATGTGCGCTTTCGTCAAGAAAGGCCTCATAACGTTCGGAGATTGGTTTTCCATCCACCTTGACCGCTCTCTTGGCTACACAGTCGATGGTGCTCAAATAAGGGAGGTCATGAAATGCTTCATGAACGACCTCTGGCACAAGAACAACGTCAGTCAGGAAATCACGACTGTCATTAGTGATGCCGTCAAAATGGGCCTCCTCGAGAGCCTTATCATCCTCAAAGTGCATGGCGGGATGCTCAGGACACGTCAGCCCTCCTTCCGACCCGCCTCCAGGGCCACAAAGAGCGATGATGAGCTGGAATTCGAGGATACTGAAGCTTGGCGCCTCCGCATAGATCTGGTTCGTCCTGAAGACTATTATCCCGATCCCACAGGGAATGGTCTATACGAGATACATCGTGTGGAGAGGGACCTCCACGAGGTGCTCAGCGCAGCTGAGGATGGCATGTATGACCAGGAGGTCGTCAAACAACTCATCGGTATGGACTTCAAGCGCCCTGAGGACGAGAAGCGCCAGGAACGCGACAGGAACCAACCTGAAACTGTTAAGCCCGGCTTCCGGAAGAAGGTCGTCATTGACGAGTTCTGGGGCACCCTCCTCAACGATGATGGCACAGTCGCCTATCGCAACTCTGTGGCAGCGGTGGCCAACGACCGCTTCCTAATCCGCAAGCCAGAGCCCAACCCCTTCTGGCACCAGGAGAGTCCATTTGTTGTCGCACCCCTCATCAGGGTCCCTGAGAGTGTGTGGCACAAAGCCCTATACGATCATGCCTCCGATCTGAACATCGCCATAAACGAGTTGTTCAACCTAATGTTGGATGGTGGCCTCGCATCTGTGTGGGGCATCAAGCAACTCCGTATGGAGGATCTTGAGGACCCTGGCCAGGTGGCTGGAGGCGTTCGGCAGGGGGTGACCCTCTCTGTGAAGCAAACCCTCCCACACAATGCCAAAGTCCTCGAGACTGTATCCACCGGCGAAGTGCCGAGGGATGCCATGCTGATCTACGAGGCAGTCAATAGGGAATACAACCAAGCAGCCTTGACCAACGAGATGAAGGTCGGCCAGCTGCCCCCTCGCCGTGTCCTCGCGACGGAGGTCATCGAGGTCACGCAGTCACAGGCAGTCACCCTGGATGGCCTCATTGGCGATCTCGAGACATGCATAATGAAGCCCCTGCTTCGCAAGTCTTGGTTGACCATCCTCCAGAACGCCGACGACATTCCTGGGTATGCATGGAACAGCATGTTGGACAAGCGCGTCGCTGCCCTGATCATGCGAGCCAGCCCTGAGGAACGGTACAGCCTGTTTGCGGGCAAATCTCAATTCCGCGTTAGCGGATTGTCAGCCACCCTGGCCAGGGCAATGGACTTCCAGAAGTCAATCGCCTTGATGCAGGTTGTAGGCCAGAACCCCATCCTCATGCGGGCGTTCATGACGAAGTACAGCGGTGACAAGCACCTCCGTAAACTCATGCAGTACCTCAACATCAACCCTGATGATATGGAGAAGTCCCCCGACGAGATGGCCCAGAATGAGCAGGAGATGCAGCAAACCGCCCAACTAGGTCAAATGATGAACCCAGGGGCGGGGGGCGCTGGGAATGGTGGACTTGCGGAGCCGGGTGCGGCAGGTAATCAGGGTGCGCCATTGGGAGGCGGCACAGGAGAGGCTGCAGCGGTAAACCAGATCGCCAACCCTCTAACAGGGATACCTGGCAATGCTTGAGGTCAACACAGTCAAACCTAACGAGGCGGTTCCCGCCCGGCTGGTGTTGTTTGGAGTGCCTGA